GCTCGCCGGGTTTGAACCGGTGGACTTGGAAGCACTGCTCAACCCGAAAAACGACGGGCCGAAGGACGATGAGGGCAAACACGATGAGGAACTGGAAAAGGGCGATGTGACCATTGCCATCGGACTCTACCGGTTCACCGTCACGCAGGAGGAATTCATCGCCTGGGCGGACGGCATCAAACAGCAGGCCGGATTCGACAAGGCGGCAGTCGTGAAAACCATCCGGGAGAAACTCGGCTTATGAAAATCACGCTCGAATCTCTCACCGCCGTTTCCCCATCCACCTATAATCCGCGCTCGGCCGATCCCAAGCGGCTCGACGTGATTGAGCTTTCGCTTCGCAAGCTCGGTTTCCTCGCCCCGATCTTTGCCGATGCAGACGGCGAAATCCTTTCCGGCCACCAGCGCCATTTGGTGGCGACCCGCATGGGAGCGACGAAAATCCCGGTGTTTCGCACCAAGGCGATGCCGCTGAATCAGCGCAAGGCGCTGAACATCGTCTTCAACCGGGCGACCAACGATTTCGATTTCCATTCCACCCCCGGCAAGGTCACACGCGAACTCGAATCCCTCGATCTCGAATCTCTCGCGGCATTTATTCCCGACAAGGCGGTGGACAGTCCGGAGTTTCTGCGGTGCCTGCATCCGGCAGAGGTGAGCGTGAAAGACCTCTGCCGGATCAATGCCGGGCGCTGGGTGCAATACGCCCGCAACGTCGCCTCCACCCTTTACCGGGCTGGGATCGTGATGCCGATCATCGCGCGAGAGGATGGCATGGTCATCAACGGGATTGGACGGCTGGAAATGCTGGCCGAGAAAGGCGTTGCGTTCGCACCGGTCGTCTATGTCACGGAAGCCGAGGCGGAATTCGCGCGGGCCATGATGAACCTGCTCTCGATGGATTTCGATGTGCAGTCCCGATACGCCGATCTCCTGCGCTACAATTCGTTCCGGCGCGCCCGACGTGTGCGCGAGGAACTTGGGAACGGCTTCATCTTCGCGGTTCATGGCTCGAAGACCTGCCACACCTTCGACATCACCAACCCGCGCCAGCATGCCGCCTGGATCAAGGAACACGGTGCGTGCGTGCTGGACTTCGGTGCCGGCCACCTGACCGAAACCTTCCTGCTCCGGCAGGCCGGGATCGACTGCACGCCGTTTGAACCTTACCGGCTCAGCGGCGGCAGCGAGATCAACAAGGCGGAGAGCATCGAATTGACCCGCGCTTTCCTCGCCGAGGTCGCGGCAGGCAAGGACTGGACGGCGATCTTCATCAGCTCGGTTCTGAACTCCGTCCCGTTCGCCGGGGACAGGGAGAAGATCGCCACCCTCTGCGCCGCGCTTTGCCGCCCGTTCACCAAAGTCTATGCTTGCGCCTCCAGCGCGACGGAAACCGGGTGGCGTCAGGTCCAGGGGAAGGCGTTCATGAACGAGTCCAACTCTGGGAACATCTGTTTCCGCCTCGACTACGAACCGGGCATCCGGCTGGGCGATTTTCAGGACAAACCGAAGGTGCAGAAGTATCACACGGAGAGAGAATTCCATTCGCTCTTTATCGGCCTCTTCCGCTCTGTCAAAGTAGCGGAAATGAGCAATAACGTGACCGCCATCTGTGCAAGCGCCAGGGCGGTTGATGTCGCCCGACTCCGGGAAGCCATCGAGTTTGAGTTCGATCTCCCATACCCGGACGGCACGCGAATGGGCCTGATCTCGGAAGCGAAGGCCGCGTTCGGCAAACGACTGGGGGTGGAGTTGTGATTTACCTCTTGGACCTCAACTACACGCTGATTTCCAACTCCGCCCCGCACGGCACCCACCCACAGCCGATGCACAAGCGGATGCAGACCGAGCTTTACCGGGAATGGCTCGTGGACTTGCTCCGTCCGCACAAGGTGATCCTGATCACCGCCCGGCCCGAGCGTTGGCAGGAACCAACGCTGGCGCGGATTGCGGAACTCACCGGCTGGCAGCCGATGGATGCGTATTTCGACGACGGTGCGACCCGGACCCCGCCGGCCATCAAACGCCACATCCTGCTGACGAAGATTTTCCCAAAATACGGCCGCAGCGGCGATTACTATGGCATTGAGAGCAACCCGAAGACTCGCGACGTGTATGCCTCGCTTGGAATTCCCTCGGTTTGGGTGAGCAAAACCGCCAAGGCGCTTCGGGATCACCGGCATTTGCTGAAGGAACTGCCGACGGTTCTGCCCCAAGGGACACTTCGCTACTAAAAGAGAAGCGGGCCGTATTACGTCCCGGCCCGCCTGTTCCGATACTCTGGAACTTCGGCAGTATGCAACGCTGTGTTTGCGCGGTCAATACGTTCGATTGACACCGCAATACGGGCATGGATCAGCACGAAGCTTCCGCTACTGAAAATCGCGACCACGTCCTGCCGCAAGGCAAATGGGAATTCGACGCGGAGGTTACGGATGTTTTTGAGGAAATGCTCCGGCGCTCCATCCCGCAGTATGACGTGATGCGGAAAGCGGTGTTCGAAATTGCCTGCCACTACGCCGAAAGCAAAACCGCCATCGTGGATCTCGGCTGCTCGCGCGGCGACGCGCTCGATCCCCTCCTGAGCAAGTTTGGCGTTTACAACCGATTCATCGGCGTGGAGGTCAGCAAGCCGATGCTCGAAGCCGCACGAAAGCGCTTCCAAGGTTACATCGACTGCGGGGTTGTCTCGATCCGGGACATGGACCTGCGCCACCAATTCCCGCCGGAGCGAGCAAGTGTGATTCTCTCGGTGCTCACCCTCCAATTCACGCCCATCGAATACCGGCTGAAAATCGTCAGGGAAGCGTTTAATGCCCTGATCCCCGGCGGTGCCATGATTCTTGTGGAAAAGGTGCTAGGCGCGAGTGCCGATCTCGATGCCATGCTGGTCGATCTCTACTACGGCATGAAGCGCGACAACGGATATTCTCAGGAGGAGATTGACCGGAAGCGGCTTTCGCTTGAGGGCGTTCTCGTGCCAGTCACGGCCGCATGGAACGAACAGCTTCTTCACCAGTGCGGTTTCGCAGAAGTGGACTGCTTCTGGCGCTATCTGAACTTCGCCGGATGGGTTGCCGTGAAGGCGTGATGCGTTGACGCCGGGCCTCCGGCATGGATCAACCGGAAATCTCCGCCGAACTCGCGGGCAAAATTGACGCAAAGCGTCCATGCAAGTCAGGCGCTTCGCGCGATCTCGATCCCGCTATCGCGGAGCGCATTCTCGACGCCGACTTTCAGAACATCGTCAAAAAGGTCGCGGCGGGAAAACCGCTGACCGTGGCCGAGCGGGCGCGGGTCGAGGCTCGTGCAGCTGGTAGCACCGACACGACGGCCTACGCGAAAACGCTGGTCGAACTCGCCTCACTTCTCGGCATCACCCGGCGCACCCTCACGGCATGGCAGAAGATGGACGGAGCGCCGCCACCGCTTTCCAACGGAATGTGGTCGGTGGCCGACTGGCGCGAGTTTGTCCGGGTGCGCGGACTCAAGGGAACGACAAAGCCCGCACCGCACAATGAGGAGGCGCTCAAGGCCCGGAAGCTTCTCGCGGAAGTCGAGGAACGGGAGATCAAGGTCGCGATCAGGAAGGGCGATTACATCCGGGTCGAGGATGTCCGTTCCGAGTGGATCGGCCTGGTGGCCCAAGCGACGGCGATCCTCCGGGCGAAATTCGAGAACGAGTTGCCGCCCGTGCTATCGGGACTCGACGCCACCGGCATCCAGGCGGAATGCCGAAAGGCCATCGACGAGGTGCTCCGGGCATTACACCAGTCATGAAGGTTCTCCGGGACATCTGGCGCGACGCATGGCAACCGCCCGACCGCCGCCCCGTTTGGCAGTGGGCCGAGGATCACATCACCTCGATCCCGTATTCGCCGACACCGGGCCGGTTCCGCATCGCGAACTCTCAGCAGATCCGGGAGGTCATGGAAGCGATCATCGACCCGAAGATTCGCCTCGTCTCGATCATTGCCAGCGTTCAGTCCTCCAAAACGATGGCACCGGAGATCACCATCTCCTACATCATCGCCAACCTTCCGGGGCCTGCGTTGTGGCTGGATCAGACTGACGAGGACGCCAAGGACCAGTCGGAATCCCGGCTCCAAAAGCTATTCGAGGAATGCGAGCCGGTGCGGCGCTTGCTGCCGACCGGCGTAAACCGCCATAAGCGCCGGAACCACACAATCCATTTTGCCAACGGAATGACGCTCTGGATTCTCGGCGCGCACAACAAGACGAACCTCCAGCGCCGTTCGATCCGCTGGCTCATCGGCGATGAAACCTGGCGCTGGCCGGTCGGGCACATGGCCGAGGCCGAGGCCCGCGTCACGGCGTTCGGGTGGCTGGGCAAGTGCGTGTTCATGTCCCAAGGCGGCGAGGAGGACGACGACACGCACCGCAAGTTTCTCACCACCGATCAGCGCGAGTGGACGTTCCAATGCCCGAAGTGCGGGCATCGCCAGCCGTTCAAATGGGAATGCGTCGAGTGGAGCAAGTCCGCTCGGGACGAGCACGGCGAATGGGATTTTACGGAGGTTCACCGGACTGCGTCGCTGCGGTGCGAATCGTGCAATCACTACTTCGAGGATTCCGACCGAACACGACGCGAACTCAACGCCAACGGCAAGTTCGTTTCGATGA